AAAGGTTTCTAACAACAGCGACCAAACTGTTAAGTGAAATACTATAAAAAAAAAGAGAGACTGTCAAGCCTCTCTATCAACTTAACACCCATTCCACGCGACTGGATACAACTGGGTTATTAAGGAACAATATACATCAGGAACTATTATAACCCTAATTGGGCTAACACTCTGCCAAACCATATTTGAAACCTCGTAAAAGGGACTGGGACTCTTTCTAGGTTTGTTGTATCGGTAGTCCTATAAAAATGGGTCTGTCCAGTCCACCCACTACTAATTAAATTCATTCCTTTTTTATCTGCATATCTCATGTTTTACTCCATTCCATTATCTTTATCTGTACCAAAGTCAAATAAAATTTTGTCTAATAATGAACGAGCATCATCATGCTTGTCAAATAAGGTATTTCCATTATCATCAGGTTCTAATTCCCATGTCTCACTATTGCGAACAATAAAGCCATTACCTGTTTTTACAATTTCTAAATCTAAAGTATTCATAAAACCCCCTAATAAGTGCTACATTGATAAAATGATAGAGGGGTGATACTAACCCCTCATAAAACAATTAAACGACTGTAATCCACTTTCTTACTCTTTTCTCCAAGCATATCTCTTGAGAGTAATCAGTAACTCCATTTACTCTTTTGTAAACAAAGCAACTATCTTGCTCATCATCATAGATAAAATTGTAGGTATAACCATTCGCAAAATAGAACCAGTCGCCCTCATACTTGATTTCATCATCATATTTTTGCCATAACAATTCTTTTAATCGTTGCAGTCTATTCATATTTGGCATAATTAGATTTCCTCTCTTGCTGGTTCAAATGTCGGTGTAGTTCCATCATCAAAGTAAGACTCTATCTCAGCTTCAATAGCGTAATAGAGTTCTTGACCTTTCTCGGTGTTCTCGGTAAATCCTAAGCCGTCATCATATAACTTGATGTAACCACTATCTAGGTCATCAAGGGCTAATTCTTTGAGAACAGTAAAATAAATACTTTCTGCTAACTCTGCTATGTTTTCAATATTCATTATGCAGTCTCCAATTCGTTTTCTTCTTCCCATTGTGCGTATGATTCGGATATACAGAAAGCGTTGTCTATATCTTCAGGAATGTTATCGATTACCCATTGGGCTTTACATTCTTGAATATCGTAACAATCATCAATACCATCTGAATACATCCCACAAAATGCACAACCACCCTCAAAGTAATAGGCACTTACTGTAAAGCCTAATTCTTCTAATTTCTCATAGAAAGCAATAGGGGGACACCAAGCACTTTGAAAGTTGAATTTGACATTATGAGAGTCTATCCAAGTGAAATTATCTCTTGAGCCACCAACATCCCACTTAGTCCCCCAATTCGCATTATTCCAAGCATACCAATCTTGATAGCCAAAATATTTGATATTGAGTTCTTGTTTAAACTTTAATAGTTCTTGTTGATAACCTTCACCATAAGAACCTGCTCTTGTGTCTATCAGTTCTTGGGGACATGGGACAAACTCCGTCATTAGTCTATCTCGTCTAAATGCTTTAATAGCTCTTGTAATCATTTTAGAATCGCTATGAGTTAAGATTAATTCATTATCGCAATAGTTCGGCATAATAGTAATACTCCTAATAAGTTGATTGAATTGGCTAAAATTAGCCCATTAAGAACCTGTAAACAAGTCCTTAATAGATAACTTTAATAACCTTTTGATGCTATCCATACAAGTGCAAGTAAAGAACCCATAAGAACCATAAAGACAGTCCCCCAAAGGTATTCAAAAAATGTATCTAGTTTAGTTTTCATTGTGTAACCTCGCTTTTAACTAAGTTATAAATAATGTCTAACAATTCTCCATCACTTGTATTGTCAGGGTCAGGAGTTGTTTCAGGCTCTATCAATTCAATAATGTATTGACATAATTGTTTTTTATTCATGCTATCACCTCATCTAAGTTACAATAATCAGTTACTCCAGCGTCATAGCCTTGTTTGAATAACTGTTTATCTTTATCAGTCATCAAGTCATAGGTAGGGTTTTCAAAGAATCCTTCTTTTCTACCTTGAAAATAACCTAAAGCATAAGCGTAATAATTGTTAATCATTCTTTACCCCTTATTGTTTAATGATTGTAAGTATTTGAGAATAGGAATAGCCTTATATTTATTGGTGTTAATGCTACTGGCTATCTTTTTACTAAAGGTCTCAAATATTGGTTTATTGGTTTCGTTGTCTACGATTACCCATGAAGCCGTTGTCTTTAATGATGTCATAAACATATCAAGCCTCAATTTCATCATGGTTAGTTTGCCAGTTAGTCATATACTCATCGGCATACCATTCGGCTACAAACCATACAACAGCATTTTTGAATGATGTTGCACTATCTAAATGCTTGATAATGTAGTCAGGATATTCGCCAGTCATTGACTTGTATTCGGCTAATATGTCGTGTAACTCATGTGAGAAAGTATCATAAATAGCGTTAGTTTCCTCGTAATAAATGAGACCACTAACACCATTTTGACAACCTGAGTAATTGATATTTTCCCAGTCAGGATGTTCGTAAGTGTCTAACATCCACGCTTTAAAACTATTGTGTTTACTATATTCATTCATGGTAACTCTCCTTATGCAATGTTTAATAAATGGCTAATGTTAGCCCTTAAGAGACCGTTAGACAGTCTCTTAAAGATAACACTATCAATAATGATTGTTTACATACTCCAATAGTTTATTTGTGATAACTTGTTCATTCCAAATAACTCCATCCATCTCATTTAATAACTCTGTGAATAATTCCATGAATGAGTCATCTTCTTGTAAGAGGTATCTACTTACTGTTGTATCATTCTCAATAGTAGAGATAATATTTCTTGCGTAGTCTTTTCTGTCTTGTTTAGTTAACATGATGTTATCCCCTTAAACATTAAAAGTGATTAAAGCTTTAATATGTTCTTTGAGTGCATTTTTAGCCTTAATTCTTTCCTGTGTAATAAATTCACCCAGAACATAAAACTCTAATTCCAAATCTATACACCTTTGATTGTCTACACTGAGACCTGTTATATCACTAACCCATGCTAATGGATTTTGTTGAGTTAAATATTCTTTCAAGTTATCAACAGTTATGAATACACCTTTTAACTGTGTTAAGTTCATTAGTCTTGTATCTTGCATGATGTATATTCCTTATAGTAAAACACCTGATGGATTGAATAGATACTGAATTACTGTATCTGTATATAATTATATATACTATAAAATCTATTGTCAATACTTTATATGATTATATTTATAGTCTTTATTCTTATAAAGTCATCTAGCCTTATATTATATTAAATATAAGAGAAAATATTGTTTATTAGTCTTATTGGTTATTTAACTATAAGGTATCAAGTAGGGTTAAACAAATGTTTAAAAATATACCTACTCTTACCGTTGCGTATAAACAACAATAGGGCTATGGTCAGTTATACGCTTATTAAACGCTTGTTTAATACTCTTATCTACTTAGATTAGGGATAGGGATAGGCTTAGACTATCGTTACAGTATGACTGATAGCTGGAACCTAAGAGATGGGTTTGAAGTCTGTAGGTGCGAGACCCCCAACTGTCTCCTCCCCAAAAAAAATATGCTATATTGCTACTTATTAGTAAGGAGAGATAGATGATTAAGATTAATAAAGGAATACCAATACCAAATAGTAAGGTAAGAAGAGCATATCCTTATGAGGTGATGGATATAGGAGATAGTTTCTATGTAGAGGGAGCATCATTACCGGTAGTATGTAATAGTAATTGGAGATATGGTAAGAAGTTAGGGATGAAGTTTATTGCTTCTAAAGATGAGAAGGGAGTGAGGGTATGGAGAACGGCATAGGCAGTCGGATAAATATGGTTCAGGAGTTAGCAGACCAAGAGGCTAAGGCTCAGTATATGGACAGATGTACGAAGATGAACTGGAATCAGTTGTTTGCTGAACTGGTGAGGGTGCATACGGAGAGTGCGAGGATGTTGCAAGCTGCTTATGCTGAACTCGATAGAGTGAATGAATTGTTGAATAGGGATGAAGATGGCGACAGTTTCACCACCGAGACAAGTCACTAGTGAAGTGATAGAGCAGTTGTATCAGAATCGTTTGGAGTTGAAGAACGATATGCAGCGTGTACTGGGTTGTTTTAGTAATGAAGAGAAGAGACAACTTGTTGCAGAGTGGAAAGCCAAGTATAGTGAGCGTAAGGTTGAGGAGTTGATACGTTTTGCGAAGAATAAGAAAGCGTGTTATACGATTGCTCATTGGGATATTGATAACTTTAGAAGCACAAGGAAATGAACTTTAATTTAAATAACTTCTATCGGTTCTGTGACCAGTTGTCGGTGGAGACGAAGGAAGATGGTCTTAAGAAACTCACCAAGAGGTTAGGCACCCAGACCTATGTCATGGATGAGATTGCTAAGGGATTAGCTGAAGATGTCCATTTCTTTGTTATTCTCAAGGGTCGTCAACAAGGTATAACGACTATAAGTCTAGCCTTAGACTTATACTGGCACTTTATTCATCCGGGGTTACAAGGTACTTTAGTGACCGATACGGAAGAGAATAAGGATATGTTTAGAGGCACTCTGACCAACTACATGGAAGGGTTACCACAAGCGTATCGGATTCCGATGGTCGCCCATAACCGAAATGGATTATCTCTGAAGAACAGAAGTCGTCTCTTTTATCAGGTGGCAGGACTTCGTGCTAAAGGTTCTTTAGGTCGTGGTAAAGGAATTACTTACTTGCATGGTACTGAGACAAGTTCTTGGGGAGATGAAGAGGGACTCGCCTCCTTGCTGGCATCCTTAGCAGAAAATAATCCTAAGCGTTTATTTGTCTTTGAGAGTACAGCACGTGGTTTTAATATGTTCCATGATATGTACGTGACGGCGAAGAGGGCTAGGACACAACGTGCTATCTTTTGTGGTTGGTGGAGGAATGAGTTTTACTCTGCTGACCCTGAGAGTAATGTCTACAAAACGTACTGGGATGGTAAGTTAACTCCGGAAGAAAAGGAGTGGACCAAGGATATTAAGAAGTTATACAACATAGAAATTAACTCACGTCAGATGGCTTGGTGGCGATGGAAGTTGTATGAGGGGATTAAAGATGATGCGTTGATGTATCAAGAGTTTCCTCCTACAGAAGATTATGCTTTCATTATGACCGGTAGTAGTTTCTTTTCAAATGCGAGGTGTACAGATGCTATTAAATTGGCTAAGAAGATTCAACCTGACAACTATCGATATTCTTTCGGGTCTAACTTTCAAGATACACAGGTTCTTAAATCAACAGACCGTTTGGCTACGCTCAGGGTATGGGAAGAACCAATTGATACAGCTTATTACGTTATTGGTGCTGACCCCGCTTACGGTAGTTCTGATTGGGCTGATAGGTTCTGTATACAAGTGTTTCGTTGTTATGCTGACGGTATGGACCAAGTTGCGGAGTTTGCTACATCGGAACTAAACACCTACCAATTTGCTTGGGTGATTGCACACCTTGCCGGTGCTTATAAGAACAGTACCCTGAACTTAGAAATCAATGGTCCGGGTCAAGCCGTCATCAATGAGATGCGAAACCTTAAACGTCAAGCAGCAGCCATGAAAGGTCCTATCGGTAAAGACCTCATGGATGTCTATAGTTCCATGTCCAACTATATCTGGCGAAGAAACGACACCCTTGGTGGACCAAGTAACAGTATCGGATGGCTCACGACTAGTGCGACTAAAGAGAGGATGCTTTCTTACATGAAAGATTACTTTGAACGTGGCATGATGCAAACCCTAAGCCTTGATTTAATTGAAGAAATGAAAACCATTGTGCGTGATGGTGGCAGTATTGAAGCCTCTGGTCGTAATAAAGATGATAGAGTCATAGCCGCAGCACTAGCAGCAGCCGCCTATGCCGAACAAGTACAACCAAGACTTGTCCAACAAGGCATCACTCGTTCTATCTCCATGAAACAAGAAGAGTACACACCGGAACAAATTGCAGTCGGACGTAATGTCTCTGACTATCTCAAGCGTATTGGAGTCTACGGATGAGAGACCCCATCATGCCTAAAGCTAGACTGTTGCGAGAAATCAAGCGTTTCGTTAAAGACAAAAACCGAGGTATCTCCAAACACCTCTTTGCTGAACTCTGTGGTATCAGCTACCCACTATTTCGAGATGTCTTTGAATATGAAACGGTACCCATGACAGAGACCACACAAATACGGGTATCACGTGCGTATGCTGCCTATCAGCGTGGTGAAGTCGCCATCATGCAAAACCGAGATACGTCTAAGTTTGTCCAGTTTCGGAAAGAAGCTAAACCGGTTTATCAACGCAGTACCAGTTTACAAGTCGTAGATGGTCAAATTAAGATTAAGGTAGGGATTCGTAATAAAGCGGATTATTCAAGTAGTGATTTAAATGAACAGCTAGGGGGAAACAATGGCTAAAGTATTACACGATTACAAATGTAGTGAACATGGTTACTTTGAGGGTTACAAACCCACTTGTCCGATGAAGCAGTGTGCCGGAGAAGTCTTGATGGTTTTCTTACAACCACCGGGATTAGTTGGTGAGAAAACAAAAAAGAACGATAAAACCTTGAAACAATTAGCAATTGACTTTAAGATGTCAGATATTAAGTCAACACGTGTCGGTGAACACCAATCTGGTTACTTAACCAAATATGGTCCAACTGAGGAAAAGGTAGAGAAAATGCCCGATGTTCCACGTGAAGCAAGACCGGGAGATGCTGCTGTTTGGGGTGGGGGATTCCAAAATCTCAATATGGCGAGTATATTATCGGGAAGAGCAGTACAATCTGTAAAAGGAGAGGCTGTCGGATTAAGTCCATCTGAAGCCGGTATCCGTCAAGGACCGGTGATAGACCCGAAAGCCACAATGCGTGACCATGAAAACTTGAAGATTAAAACATGATAATTCCACCAAATCCTGATGAACGTGAGTTTTTTTATAAAGACTTAATTCGTAAGTGTGAAGTATCGATGAATGAACGTAGGACCGATTACTCCAATCTTCGGTCTTTTTATTTGTTCGGTAACTCCTCAGAAGAGTCTCCTGCCGTATTCAATAAGATTCATCCACATATCGACCAACTGACTAGTTTCCTGTACAGTTCAGAAACCACACGATTCTCCATCAATACGGGTGCCTCAGTAGACGAACGAGAACAATACAAAGTTCCTAAACTCACTCAAGCCCTTAACGATGAATGGCTCAACTCCAATGCTGACCAAGTGTTTTCAACTGCTCTGACATGGGCTTTGGTCTACAACACCTCCTTCATCAAACTCATTTACAACAAAGGTATCCAACCTTTTATGATTGAACCCAGTAGTATCGGTGTTCTCAGAGAAGATGTACCGTATACTTCCAGACAAGAAGCACTGGTCCACACCTACTACATCACCAAGTCAGAGTTGTACGCACGTCTGTATGACCATCCTAAACGTGAGCAGATAGTCGCAAGAGTCAACGCTTCTTATGGACAACAAATTCATAATGAAGTACCAGATGGTCTGAGTGTTATTTTGTCTCAATCCCAAGTCAATATGGTCGGTAACGTCAATATGCAACTCGGTCAGTACAACAAGTACAAGGCGATGGTTGCAGAAGATACAGTCGAGATGAAAGAGTTATGGCTGTGGAACGATGAGATTATGGATTATCAAGTCGTCACCATTGCAAACCCAATGGTCGTGATTTATGACCGACCTGGTGAAAAAGTATTTCTTAAAGGTGAACTTCCTTTTGTACAACTATGTCCTAACCCACAATATGATTATTACTGGGGACAGAGTGAAGTACAACGCATGATACTGTTACAGCAAGCAAGAAATAAACGCTTTGATGAGATTACACAACTCCTTGCCAAACAAGTGAATCCTCCGATGATGATTAGTGGCTTCTCCGGCATTATGGATGAGAAAAACTTTGCTCTGAATCGTGCCGGTGCTTTCTTATCCAGTGATATGCCAAACGCTAAGGTAGATAAACTTGCACCGCAAATGCCAGCCGACTTGTTTAGTGAGTTAGACAGAATTGACAGAATGTTTGAAGAAGTATCTGGTATTACCAACGTCTTATCCGGTAAAGGTGAATCAGGTGTGCGTTCGACTGGTCATGCCTCACAATTAGCAAGGTTAGGTAGTTCAAGAGCCAAGAAGCGTGCATTGATTATTGAGGACAGCTTAGAGAAGGTGGCAACACTTTATTTGAAATTAATGGCTGTTTATGACAATACGCACTTTACAACGGAGAATGAACCTGAGAAGATACCATTCATAGCAGAACAGTTTACAAGAGATTATGCGGTGAAAGTAGATGCACACAGTAACTCACCTATCTTTATGGAAGATATGCGGAACTTAGCATTTAATTTATTTAAAGTACAAGCGATTGATAAAGAATCTCTGCTTGACTTATTGGAGCCTCCAATGAAACAATTGCTAAAAGAGCGGTTGAAGAAAATGGAAGAAAAGCAACAACAAGCACAAGCAAGTAAACAAGAAGCAGAAGCTAAACCAAAAGGTAAACCAGACTTAAAGGTAATGTAAATGGCAACGCAAGGAACTATACAACCAAAAGCAGACCAGCCTAGAGTAACTGCTGGAAGTCTTAAAAAAGACACTGGTCCCAATTTACAGTATCGTAATACAAGTATTAAGACGGTAGGTCGCCCGATGGGTGGTCGCCCGACAAGAGAATATGGACGGGGGTAAACAACTATGGAGATGACTATGGCATATCGCAAAGGTCGTAAAGGTTGTAGGTAATAGTTTCCTGTGAGAAGGAGAAGGGCTGTGGCTTCCTTGCCCTAAATAGGTCGCCGCCTCGTTAGGAGATGAAGATGCGTAAAGCTAGAAAAGGACGTAAGTCACGTAAGTAATCCGCAAGGATTATTGGTGCTTACCAAATAAACCTCCCATGGGGGAGGGAATAGAAATATATCCCCCACTTGACAAACTGATAGAAAGGTTTAATCTTTCTTGTAATTGAATAGGAAAAAACTATGGCTGCATCACAAGACAAATTGATGGAATTAATGAGTAAAGGCAAAAGCAAAGCAAATGCTGGACCTACTCCAACACCTACTCCTGCTCCTATGGATGCCATGTCTGATGCAGGGACTCCGCCAATTGCTGCACCGATGTCTACACCAGAACCGAAAATGGGTTCACAAGAAGGTGCAATGATTAACTTGTCGATGGCTATGGATTTAATTGAACAAGCCTTACCTGCTCTTGGTTCAGAATCAGAGCAAGGACAAAAAGCCTTAGCTGCTATACGTTCACTTACCGGTGTTATCGGTCCACGTAAAGGCAAAACCAACGAATTGCAACAATCTGAAATACTACAGATGTTACAATCCCTACCAAAAGGTGTAGGACCCGGTGCAATGGGTACTCCGCCAATGGCAGGTCCAGCCGGAGGTGGTATGCCTCCTCCACCAGTTCCATCTGCTCCCCCTCCTCCTATGGGCGGTGGTGCAGGTCCACAACCAATGTAAAGGATAGAATCATGGATTTATTTAGACCTAAAGGAGCCGGTCAGCCACGTAGACCGCTTGATGACAACCAGAAGAATGGTCAAATCATTAACACCCCACGTTATTCACGTTTCGGTGGATTAGATTCAGCTAAGAAAACTGCTGAGAATAATCAGATGAAGATTGTTCCTCCCGGTGACGGCAAAAAAGTTATTTAATTAAATAAGGGGGTAGTATGTCGTTAGAGAATTTAAGTTTTGATGAGCGAGATTCATTGGCTGAACTGTCTAAGAAATTAGCGGATAATCCAAAAACTCGTAAAGCATTTTTACGTTTAACCAAAGAAATCAATCCGGATTTACCAATTCCTGAAATTGAAATCGAAGAGAATACCAATTCTGCCATCCTCAAGATGCAAGCTGAAAATGATTCTTTACGTAACAAGTTTAGGGAAAGAGAAGCCTTAGATGATTTAGAAAAGCGTAGAAATAATTTAATGAAAAAAGGTTTAGCAAAGTCTGACGAAGATGTTGCAGCAATTGAAAAAGTGATGCTTGAAGAAGGCATTACCAATCACGAAGCAGCAGCACGTCACTGGGCATGGATGCAACAAGCAGCAGCACCGACTCCATCTCAGTTCCATACAAATGTTGCAAAAAATCAAGGATGGGATTTAAGTCGTTTTTCTAAAAACCCAATTGGTACAGCAAGGGACGTTGCACACGAAGCATTAGCAGAACTCAGGAAGAATAGACCGATAGGGTTCTGATGTAGTATACGGGGGTGGTAGCTGCGATGACATCAAGGCATTTTGTTGAATTTTTATAGGAGAGCATTATGGCTATAGGTGGCGGTATTTTACCTGCGGCTGGTACCTCGCAATATACGGAATTAACTTACGTTACAAGACGTGCTTTTATTCCTAAGTTGGTAGTCCAGCTATATAACAGCACTCCCCTGATGGCAGCTTTGATTGCAAATAGTCAACAAGCCACCGGTGGTGTGTCCCAAGTAACAGTACCCGTTCAGGGTTCACAGTTTGTAAACGCACAGTGGT